CGTCCGAAGATCAGTCCGTACTATGTACCGGAAATGATTGAGAGTAATTACACACCATACGTTCCTGGGCGTAGAGCAAGCACACAGTGAATTTACAAGCATTACCAGAGGACGCGCTGAAGGAGATTTTGGCGCTAACTGAGGCCAAACGGAAGTTAGACATACGCGAACAGGCGGAGAATTACTTCATGCCGTTTGCTCATCATGTGTATGAGAACTTCATCGAGGGCCGTCATCACCGGATTATTGCGGAGAAGCTGGAGCGTGTGGCTCGGGGCGAGTTAAAGCGTTTGATTATTAACATGCCGCCTCGTCATTCCAAGTCTGAGTTTGCCAGTTATTTAATGCCTGCTTGGTTTTTGGGTAGGAACCCGAAGCTCAAGATTATTCAGGCTACGCACAACACGGAGTTGGCCGTTCGGTTTGGCCGTAAAGTAAGGGATTTAATTGATGACCCAGCCTATAAAGAGATATTCCCTGAAACTAACCTCAAAGAAGACAACAAGGGCGCGGGTAAGTGGGGCACTGACAAGGGCGCGGAGTACTTTGCGGCGGGTGTTGGGGCTGCGATTACTGGCCGCGGCGCGGACTTGCTTGTCATTGATGACCCTCATTCGGAACAGGACGCATTAAGCGAGACTGCGTTTGATCATGCGTATGAGTGGTACACTTCTGGTCCTCGTCAGCGTTTGCAACCGGGCGGAACTATCATTGTTGTTATGACCCGCTGGGGTAAAAAGGATTTGACGGGCCGTTTGTTGGCGGAACAGGGCAAGGATATACTGGCAGATCAATGGGAGGTTGTAGAATTTCCTGCAATACTACCCAGTGACAACCCATTATGGCCTCAGTTCTGGGATAAGGACGCTTTGCTTTCGATTAAGGCGTCTTTGCCCATTCAAAAGTGGAACGCTCAGTGGCAACAGAACCCAACTGCGTCCGAATCAGCCATAATTAAGCGCGAATGGTGGCGTGATTGGGACAAAAAGAAGATTCCTACTATCAAGTACATAATTCAGGCGTATGACACGGCGTTTTCCAAGAAGGAGACTGCGGATTACAGCGCAATTACGACTTGGGGGATTTTTGACCCCGAGGATGGGACCGGAGATAACATAATTCTGATGGATGCGCGGCGTGATCGCTGGAATTTCCCAGAGTTAAAGGAAGTTGCGTTTGAGGAACACGAATATTGGGAGCCAGACATGGTTCTGGTTGAAGCAAAAGCCACGGGACAACCCTTGATTGATGAATTACGGTTGCATGGCATTCCTGCTTTGGGTTTTTCGCCCGGTAAGGGTCAGGACAAGACCACTCGTATGCATATGATTGCTCCGTTGTTTGAGGCTGGCAAGGTTTGGGCTCCGACTACCAAGAAATTCAGTGAAGAGGTCATTGAGGAGGTTGTTTCATTTCCCAATGGTGACAACGATGACTTTTGTGATAGTATGACCTTAGCATTAATGCGTTTTCGTAAGGGTGGGTTTGTTTCCTTAGAGGGAGATGACACTTATGAGGATGAATATAGACCGCGTAATCGGGAGTATTACTGATGGCCCTGCCACCTCGACCCATGGGATCTCTTGTTGATCCATCTTTGATGCCCCTTGATGTAACTGGGGAGCAAACGGAAGTTGATGTTCCGGAGCCGATGGATTTTGCCATGGGTGCGGAGATTATTCCTAACGAGGATGGCAGTGTTACCATTGAGGAGCTTCTGGAAGATGCTATGGGGGACGAGATACCCGAGGACATTCCACATGACGCTAACTTAGCGGAATACTTGGATGATGGGTACTTGGGCGAGTTATCAAGTGAACTTCGTGCTTCTTACGAGGATGATTTGGAGTCTCGATCAGATTGGGAAGAGACATATACCAAGGGTTTAGACCAGCTAGGTATTAAGCAAGAGGATCGCACCCAACCCTTTGAGGGTGCCTCGGGCGTTACACATCCATTGATTGTAGAGTCGGTAACTCAGTTTCAATCGCAAGCATACAAAGAGTTGCTGCCGGCGGGTGGCCCTGTTCAGACGCAGATTTTGGGTAAGCAGGACGCTGAGGTTGAGGCGCAGGCTAATCGCGTTAAGGATTACTTGAATTACCAAATTACGGAAGTGATGGAGGAATACGATCCTGAGATGGATCAGTTGTTGTTTTATCTCCCTATGTCCGGATCTACGTTCAAGAAGGTTTACTTTGACGAGTCAAAGCAAAGGGCTGTTTCGACCTTTGTGCCGGCTCAAGACTTAGTTGTTCCTTACGCTGCGGCTGATTTACAGTCGGCATCTAGGGTTACTCATGTTTTGCGTATGGATTACAACCAAGTTCGTAAAATGCAGGTTGCTGGGTTCTTCAAGGACATCGAGTTACAGGCGTCTGACGCGGAGCCTGACGAGGTTCGGCAGAAGGTTGATGAGATACAGGGTACATCCCGCACTTATCAGGACGAAATCTACACGTTGTTGGAGATGCATGTCGATCTGGATGTTGAGGGCTTTGAGGACATGTCTCCTGATGGGGAGCCAACGGGTATTCATCTGCCTTACATTGTTACTTTGGACGAGGCTTCTGGCAAGGTTCTAGCGATACGCAGGAACTTTGAGGCTGAAACAGACTTCGCCAAGAAGCGTCAGTTCTTTGTTCACTACCGGTTTATGCCCGGTCTTGGGTTCTATGGCTTTGGTTTGATCCACATGATTGGCGGTTTGGGCCGCGCCGCGACCAGTATTCTGCGCCAGTTGATTGATGCGGGTACTTTGGCAAACCTGCCGGCTGGATTTAAGGCTCGGGGTGTGCGTCTACGCAACGATGACGAGCCATTACAGCCCGGAGAGTGGCGCGATATAGACGCCCCTGGGGGAAACATTAGGGACTCTATTATACCATTGCCGTACAAGGAGCCTAGTGCCACTCTAGCACAGCTTCTAGGCGCTCTGGTAGAGGGCGGACGGCGCTTCGTGTCGTTGGCTGACGAACAAACCAGTAATATGAACCAAGAGACACCTGTTGGTACGACTGTTGCTATGCTTGAGCGTGGCATGAAAGTGATGTCGGCCATTCACAAGCGGCTGCATTATGCTCAGAAGAATGAGTTCCGTATTCTGGCTCGTATCTGTGCAGAGAATATGGATCAGGAATATCCGTATGATGTAGCTGGTGGCGAGAGAAGCATTAAGGCGCAGGACTTTGACGGTCGGGTAGATGTTATACCAGTGTCGGATCCTAACATCTTCTCGATGGCGCAGCGGGTTACTTTGGCTCAAACGCAGTTGCAGTTGGCGCAATCTAATCCTCAGATGCATAACTTACACGCGGCATACCGGCGTATGTATCAGGCGTTGGAAGTACAGAACATTGATGAGATACTACCGCCGGCACCAAAGCCCAAGCCGTTGGACCCTGCTATTGAGAACGCCCGTGGTTTGATGGGTGAAATACTGGTGGCCTTTGAAGAACAGGACCACGATACTCACATAGCTATTCACGTTATGTTTATGAGAACGCCTTTAATTATGACTTCTCCACAAGTTATGGGTACGTTCTACGCACACCTTCAGGAGCATATCTCAATGAAGGCGAGGGCAAGTATCGTTCAAGAGATCCAAGAGTTGGTTCAAAAGGTACAGCAACAGGTACAACAAGGTTTGATCGATCCTATGGCGGCGCAGATGCAAATCCAAGAGGTACAGCAGCAAATGCAGAACCCTGCTGAAATGGAGAAGGCTGTTGCGGCGCAAGAGCTAGAGATTATGAAAGCCACTCTGGATGAGATTACGCCTCCGGGTCAAGATCCTATGTCGGATCCATTGGTACAGATCCGCATGAAAGAGGTGGAGATCAAAGACAAGGAGCTTCAGCGTAAGGCTCAAGAGGACGAGGCCCAGATTATGCTTGAGTCTGCTAAGATGGAGCAACGCGCTGTTACTGATGCCGCTCGGATTGAAAGCACTGAAGAGATTGCTCAAAACAGGAACGATGTTAATCGGGAGCGTATAGACGTTCAACGTCAAGCTATGGCTCGTAGGGGGTAAATCCCTAGTTAGAGATGTGTTATGATAGATCCTGTCACAGCCTTTGCAGCAGCTAACGCGGCCTTTAAAGGCGTTAAAATGCTTGTTGGCGCCGGCCGTGAAATGCAGGACGTTAGCAAACAGCTTGGGCAGTGGTACTGTGCTGTTGCAGATATTTCCAAGGCAGAAACACAACGTAAAAACCCTACGTGGTTGGATAAGAAGACGCACGGAACCGATAACATAGAGCAAGAAGCTATGGATATCGTGATCCGCAAGAAGACCCTGCTTGAAAAAGAAAAAGAAATTAAGTTCATGCTAGACTACAGGTTTGGCTTGGGGACTTACGATGAGATGTTGGGTATGCGGCGCAAGATACGCGCAGAACGCGAGGAAACGGTGTATCGTGCTATGGAAGCCAAGCGCCAAATACAGAACAACATGGCTATTGGTGCGTTAAGTCTTGGTATAATTGGTGTTTTAGGTGGTGGTATGTATTTAATAGTATTGGTTACGCAATGATAAACGCGCTTATTTTGTCTGTAAGTCTTGCGGGGGTGGCTAATCCTGAACACGTACAGTGTCACCTGTGGAAACGGTTTACGGGCGAAAACGGTCAAAAGGTTTGTGTTTATAGATTTACAGCGGGTTATGGTGGTTTGGGGTATCACTACCCTACGAAGAGTTTTTCAGAGTGTCCGAAGGTTTTTAGTTGTCTTTATGAGAAGAAGGATAAACGCCCTAGTTTATCGGAGATATTAGATGGCCTGAAAGGAGGTTTCTAATGACTATGGAGAAGTTTTTGGCGTGGAAGGTTATGCCTCGTCTTATGATGTTGGTGATGACTGTTATGTATATTCGTGTGATTGAGTGGTTTATGTCGTTGCCGCAGGATGTTGTCAGTACGCAAGCTACTGCGCTGACTGCAACCGTAACGGGCGCCATGACGGGCGCATTCGCCGTATGGTTAGGATCAGAAAAATGATGGCATTACTAGGCAGTTTACTAGGCTTTGGGAGTTCATTTCTCCCCGAGGTACTTAGTTATTTCAAAGCTAACCAACAACAAAAGCATCGTATGGAGATGATGCAACTAGAGACAGAGCTTGCTCAGAAACGTTCTGAGATGAAGCTAGTTGAGTTAGATAAGCAGGCGGATATCGCGGAAACGAAGGGATTGTATGAGCATGACCGATCTATCGACGCTGGCGGATTTATCAACGGTCTTCGGGGTAGTGTTCGTCCTATTGTTACTTATGCCTTTTTCGGATTGTTCGTAGCCACGAAGGTAGTGATTATGGTTAAGGTTACGCAGGCTGGTGGCGATTGGATGCAGGCAGTTGATCTAATGTGGGATGGAGAAACCTCTGGTTTGTTCAGTGCTGTGTTAGCGTTTTGGTTTGGAAATAGAGCAATCTCTAAATATGCGGGGAAATAATTATGGGATACAAGTTAGGAAAGCGAAGCCTATCAAGGCTAGAAGGTGTCAACGAAGAACTGGTAACGGT